TTATCAGCGGTTACGTCCATTCGCATTACGCGGTTATCAGCAGTACCGAAAACGACCGCGCCCTCGAACTCATCAAGAGAATTTATAGGTACGCCACGCCACAAACCCCAACCTCGGGTAGCTATGTTGTACACGTACTGTATTTGAGCACCGGAACCTATAGCGGGAGCCGTTATAATTAAGGCACCTGCACTTGGTGCTAAGCGCACTTGCCAGCCGTATTGATCAATCGTAGCCTGCATCCTATTACGGAGCGGGCCTGTTATGGCCCCTGCTACGCTTCCTTGAGCTTGGTCTAATGCCCCTAGATCAGCGGAGTCTACCCCTTTAAGTAAGTCGTTCATGCTCGTTAAGCCATACGTGGACAGTAGCATTAGCTCGCCGCCGTGCTCGGTGCCGAAAAATGGCCCCTTGGGTACTTGACCGATAAAATAAGAACCGACTAAATCCCACGTTTCTGCTGCGCTTGGGTCTTGACCCTTGTATGGCAAAACATCACCTGACCGACTCACCGCAACGAGCAGATCGTCTACACCTGCGCCGCCGTCTATCGTCCAGTTAAACAGCCCTTCTAGGTTCCCGCCGTGGGCGAATTTAGAGCCGAAAAAGAACTCGGTCGCTTGGCCGGATTTACTGCCTATGGGCAGATACCAGGCTTTCGTGCTGTTCTCTTCTACCAGCCATAAACGCTGTTTATGCGATATTACCCAGCGGATATTCTCGATTACTGGCCCTAGAATACCCGTGGCTTGCGCCCACGTTCCAGTGCTGGCTTCGTAGGTGAATAAACCGTTAAAATTATCCGCATACATCAACAAGTCTGTTTCTGAGTCGTCCACGTAATGCGTGTAAACACCATATCCAGCGTTGTTTTGCTGATCGGCAAACGCTAATTTTAATATCGGCGCGGCGGCTGCGAGGGTTACGTCCCAAATGCCTTCGTTTGTGACAGCGAATAATTTATCTTCTATGCCTTGCTCTTCGATACCGCCAAAGGGTATTAGCGTGTGCACCCCTGCGCCTGAGCCATCATCTACTGCTATTTGATACTCTCGAAAACCTTTACGCACATACATTCCATACTCATAAGGTAGTATGTTATACGTGTAAATACAGTACAGCGGTGAGCCTTGCGTTAACGCAACACGGGCGTCGATGCCTTTAATCGGTGACTCTACTTTAGCCGTGTTTAGGTTATGCTTGGCTGGCCTCGATACTTGGCCTTTTCGTAGGTTGTGTATGCTCATCTGCCGAAACCGCTATCTGGAACGTTATATGCACTCAAGTAAGCATAGCCTCTCCGCCCAAGTCCTGCGCTAACAACCGCCGCCCCTTTATCAAACCCAGTCAAAAACGAGAAGGATTGCGAGAAGTCGTCTTGTGCTTTGGTCGTGTCGAAACCCGCCGACTCTAAGTATTTCAACTTAACGTAGCGTGTAATTAGTGTTTTGTCGTAAAGCGGCTTATCGGTGCCGAGTATTACTTTGGATTGGTAAACGTCCGGTATAGCCCCGTTAGTCACCCAGTTTATCGAGATATATTCAAAGTTAATATCTAACCCTGCGGGGGTATCTGTCGGGTATATGTTAATCTCGCCTTGGGCAATTCTGAACGAGGCATACAGTGTGTTCTGTGCGAGGTTACGGCCTAAAAGATACGTCCATTCTTGGGCTGACAGTGGCCCGCCCATTGGCACGTTTTGGCTGCGTTCCCATCCTGTTTGGTTGATCATGTAGCCAAAATCATTAGGTAGCGGGTACACGCTCTGCCCTGCTACCGTCGTGATCTTGAATGACCTCACAAGAAACTCCCACGGGTACGCCTGCATTAGCTCTTCGCCTGCGGTGTTTAGCAGGTATTGCATTTGCACAAATACAGGGTCTTGAGACGAATAGGGGTCAGGTATCGGCTTTTTGCCGATCTCTGCCGCTGCTCGGTTCAGTATTTCCGTTGCTTGAATTATCGTCGTGAGTGCCATATTACTGCCTTTTACTTACGCGCTGCTCTGCGTGAACTACGAGAGGCTGGTTTGTTTGGTTCGACTGTCTCTGTTTTGTCAAGCTCGCGCACTGGCTCTTCATCAAGCGCCGTTGGGGTGATGGTTGGCGCGCCTGCTGCGCCTGAGTCCATCGCGTGTAACAGTCTCGCCACTTTATCTTCAAGGACTTGAATCTGCGCTTTTTGAGCTTCGTTATTAGCGATTAGCGCGGTGGCGTTGGCTGATTCTAACCACCTAGCGGCACGTTGCTTGAGTGTTAAACCACCCTGCATACGACCTAAATTAGAATCTGACGCAAGAGACAGTTGCTCAACCGTTTTGATGCCTGCAAACGATAGCTCTTCAATCTGACTGCGGCTAATCTGAGGCCACTCAGCAAGGGGTGTGCCTTCTTCTGGCATTTCTACACGCTTCTTGAATGCTTCATAATGGCGAGGGAATCGGTTTTTATCGGCATGAGTAGCGGGTCTACACGCTTGAGCGTCACGATTACCACGTATGCGGATTTCGCAGTACTCGACCTCTTTAAACATCGGTCGCCCTTCTATCTCTGTTTGTGCTTTGTCTTCGCTTGATTTGTAAAAGAACCGGACAAGCAGTTGAGCGTCTTGCTCATTTTCGCGTCCTGTTTGGAAGTCTTCGTAATTCGGTGTTGATAACATTGGGGTGTTTCCTTTGGTTGTTGGGGATTGCCCACCAAGAACAGCTTTTTATGCTTGACTCAGTAAGCCTTCCATTAGCCTATCCGCGTAACTGTTAAAGATGCTGAATTAATAGTGAATGTCCCTCCACCACCGCTAAGAACTGAAATACCGATAACCGCGCCAGTCCCTACCGTTACCAATATAGAGAACGATAGTGACTGGGAATCTACACTGTTTGAGCCACCCACCAAGCCACCATATTTACGATCTACACCGTTTAGGTTTATACGAAAATCATAGTCTTGGTTGCTGGTCAAAGCAGAGATATTAGCCGAAAAATCTACGGTGTAGGTGCCTTGCTGCGTGGTCGTTATCGTCCCAGCTACCTTATCGGGTGTAGTTTGCAGCGGTGTACCCTGCAAAGGCGTGACTGCATCCCAGTTGGCTATGATAGAGCCGTCGGCAGGGACACCAAGAATAGCGTTTGAAGCAAGACCGCCATACCCTAGCGTTAACTGGCTCATTACGGCACCTTATCTGTTGTTTAAGTTGTTAGGCTACGGCGATTGGCCCCCACAGACGGTCTCCGATAGCAATGGTCGCGCCTGTGGCGTTTATAATCCCAGAAGCTACATCAGCAACCGCACCATCGACGGCAGCTACAGTAGCAACTACATAGCCGACATGATCATTAATGTCAGTGGCACGAATGAGCTGGATAGAGGTCAGCGCAAAGTTACCTTCCTCACCACCACTAGAGGGGTAAGTGCCTCCAAGACCAGTACCGCCGATAGGCTGGCTGTACTGCTGTGTTCTCGCGGCGTAACCGTTCAAACGGCTGCCTAAGACAGACCAGTTTTCTAGGGTTGGGTCTACATCGCCCGTATTAATGCCGATACCGCAAGCATTTGAACCCGCCTTGTTACACCCTAATACGGGGTTAGCGTAGGTATTACTACCTTCTTTGTCTGTAAATGGCGTACCCGCGTACTGTCCGTTACGAGTTGCGACGGCTATGGCTGATAGTGTGTACGTTGCTAAATTTGTCATAATAAGTTTCTCCTACATAGAGCGAAAGGGCGTTTACACGCCCCTTACATACGATTAACCAACTGCGTCATATCGACCTTGGAACATACGTCCAGAAGTCGTAAGGTTGCCCGCCCACGCTAAGATTTGCACCTCGGCGTCTTGGTTTGTAGCGTAACGACGGTTCGGAGAAAGAGGAACCATGTTGCGATCAGCATGTGGACGGTAGTGTATGTACTTCGTGTTAAGGAAGTAGGCGGTTCCGGCGGGAGCACCAGAGCCACTATTACCGTTATAGATACCACCGTCTAAGCACACATCAGCATCCATGAACTTCAAGGTTGCGAAACCTGCGTCGGCTGAGTTGGTGTTAGTGAAGCGTTGCTGTGCCTGTAAAGACGCAACGTAAGCATTCCATACAGTCGTATCTGCCATGATTAAATCGGTTCGGTCTTGGCCGCGAACTAGACTAGCCCACAACGTATTCCAGAAACCTTGAATTTTAGCAGGGTCTAAGCCGGCTGCAGCCGTTTGATTGCTTACCGCGTTCTGCCAGAATGTAAACGTTGCACCATCAATACCACCATAAGGTGCGGCGGTAGGGTCAAGAGGTACCGCTGCGTCAAGACCGTCGATCTGCTTACCGCCTGCTGCCGTGCCGTCTGAGTACAGCCCACCAGTCAATAGGTTAGCCATTGTCGCCTCGGCCACTTCTAGGCGAGACTCCATCAAGTCGATCATCTTTTCGCGCCCTGAGTTTTGTAGCTGCTCAAGACCTGAAATTACAACGGGCACAGCCGCTTGTTTGATGTCATATTCTCCAGCACTGATAACGTCACTTACGCCTACGGGTAGAAGGTCGTAACCTGAGTACCAGCCAGCATTCGTGTTTTCTGCGAAGGATAGCTCTTGAAGAATTTTTGTGCCGCCAGAGAAGGTCTTGATTCGACCCTGTTTCTTGAGCTTCATTAAAAGGGCGTTGTTGTTGGTCACGTTATCCGCAATTTTGCGTGTACGTGATTCGATTGTTGTTGCCAAAATGTCTGATATTGATGTATTTGCGAACGGCATAAGTAGTGCTCCTAAAGATTAAATAAAGTGTTTGTCTTCGCCTAGTCGCAATAGAAACCAAGGTACTTTATTAACCATCCTTTAGGTACTTTTGGCTGCTGCTTTACCGCTGGGCCTACCTTAGAAAAGTCTTTTTACATTGGCTATAATAGTAGCGCGTCCATGCGCTATCGTCAAACGCTTAGCCATTATCATCCCAAGCGCTAGCTATGGTGTCTCGCAATGACATTGCACCGCCGCCACCACCACTTCCTGTCTGTCGTCCGTTCAGTGTCGACGCTGCGCTTCTCTTCGCCGCCATAGTGTTTCTACCGCCTGTGATCTGCTCGTGTCGTTTACGTTCTTCGAGTACAGAATTAATCTCAGGGTTGAGTGTACACGCTCTGTCATACGCTTCTTGTAGCGTTAGATTACGCCCTTGCTTAGCCGCCATGTCGATTAAATCGGCCATGTCCATGCGCACGTCAGATAAAAACTCGGCTTGATCACCAAACGCGACCACCGCGTTATTCGCTGCATGTTGCGTCTGCTGTGACTTCTGCTGCTGCATGGAGTTCAAACGCTCCATGACCTGATTGATGGGGGCCATACGCTTATCGAGCATCTGCTCAAACTGAGCGTTCGGGTTCTCTTGCGGCGCTTGGCCGACTAAAACGCTATCGAGTGCCTGAATATCGACACCGTAGTGGTTTATCAACTGCGCGATCTTGGCCGCTTTTTGCGCTGGCGTACCCATGCGTAACTCAGCGACCGTGTTGAATAGCCCTTTCACGGCTTCCATAGGTGACGACACGCCCTCGGCGGCTATGATTGACGCATAACTATTACCAAGCTGGGTTATAGCGTCGTGCGTCTTCCGTGCCTCGGCGGTGCCCTGCATAGCCGTTGCCATTTCGTTTTCACGGGCCACGATCTTATCTTGGATAGGACGTGGGATTTTCGACCACGATTCGCGCTGTTTTGGACTCCAATCGACGGGCGCTTTTAACGAATCATGCTCATTATCTGCGGCTTTCGCTTCATTATCGGTGCCTTTGTCGTTTATATTAGGCTTCTCGGCGTCGATTGCGCCCAGTTCTGGCGACTTAGACTCGTCAGTCTCGCCGTCGTCGGCGCTGAGCGAATCTTCCGGTATCTCTACTTCTTGTTGCGTTTCTCCTAAGAAATTTTCGTCTTCTGCCTCTAGGCCGCTACCTTCAATAGCTGCTTCAAAATCTTCTCTCATGCTCATGGGGTTTACCTCTAATATCCTAGTCCGTTGTCATACATAGCTTTCTTAATGGCCTCTACACGTTCAGCTTTTGCTTCTCGGGTTGAGCCTTGCTGGTCTGCGTACTTTTCTTTGCCGCGTTTCTCAAAATAGTTTTCGCCGTAGTCGGCAACATTCGTAACGCCGTGTCTCTTGTTATGTTCTCTAAGTTTTCCGCGATCATCAATAACAGAGCCGTCAACAGGACTGACAAAAGCATTAAGGCTACCGTGCACGGCAGGAGCACACGGGCCACTATCGCTAGGGTGGTGTGCGCTTTTTTCGATAAGTTTTTGGCTAACAGTGTCGAAAATCCATGAGCCACGTTGAGCTTTTTCTGCACCAAAGACAGCTTCATAGTTATTTTGGTATTCATCACCCATCACGCGCCCCCTTTAGGCTTCGTTGGGGTTGGCTTCGACTTGGCCTCTTTGATCTTGGCCTTGGCGCTTTCCCCTATTTCGTTGATCTTATTCGCTGACTTCTGCGACTCTTTAGCCATGTCAAGCTGTGCAGACACGACGTTTTTCTGTGTCTCTGTCTGCGCTGTGACAGCGGCTTGCTGGGCGTTGGCTTCTGATTGCGCCTGCTCCACAGCGATGTCGGCGGTCATTTTGGCCTGTATCTCGGCCAGCGTTGCCATGAGTTCAGCTTCAATTTCTGCCTTCTTCGCTTCTGAGTTAGCGATAGCTGTCTGAATATCTGCCTCTCTGTCGAAGTCGCGTACCTGCATATCCGCTTGCGCTTTCATTTGAATGCTTGCTTGCTGGCCTTGCTGCTTGAGTTGTTCAAGCTGTTGCGCGGCCTGCATCTTCATCTGCTCTAGCTGCTGCTGCATTTGCGCGGCTTGTTGAGCGGGGTCAGGTTTGGGGTTGGCGGCTTCCTGCTTCGCGGCTTCTTCACTGGCTGAAATTGCCTTGTCAATAACACCTTCGATCTCTGAGGCACCTTTGAATCCTGCCAATCCCCACTGTAATAGCTGTAGTAAAAACGGCTTCGCGGCGGGGTCGGCTTCAATGAGGGGCGAGGCAGATTGCATGAAGGTAGATAGCGCATTAATATATTCTGTACGCTCGTTTTTAAGCTGGGCATAGTCCACCATCGCTACTGATTCTGGTCTAATGTCTACACGCAGTCGAGCGTCAGCGGGTCGCTTTATCAACTCGACGGCGGGTACTAGCAGATCTTGATCGGCACTGAACTCCATGCTTGATTTTTTGACGATTGTTTCAGGTGAGAAATGTCTTGAGATTACTTCGGCTTTTAGCTGCATGAGGTCAGAAGCAAACCGAGCGAACTGATCTTGCAATGCCTGTACACGGATTGAGCCAAACTTCGCTTTCATTTCAGATTGGCCCACACCTTCGTAAGCTGAGTCGAGACCACCACGCATCACGTCTGACATACCTGTTACTTGCTGCAACAAGCTAATGTTCATGTCTCGTAGCTGGATAAGCTGTTGCAGCGCGTTCACGATGTCTGACAAGGGCACCCACTCAATCGTGCCTTTTAGACCCCCTTTTTCGCTAAATAAAGCCCAGTTATCCACGGGTATAAGATCGTTGTCCATACCGGACTTAAACATGGTGCCTACTTCTGACGCCGCCGCGTCATAGACGCCGACCACCCGCACGGCTTCTGTGATGATAGAGATACGTTCCTGTAGCTTGTCGATTTCGTTATAGAGGTCTTGGGCGAGGGTAAAATCTGGCGTAGGGGCGTATAACGTGGTCGTCGGGTTCGCCATAAAGAACGGCGGTATTGGGAAGAAACCAGACAGTTGTAGGGGGTCGTCTTTAGTCTCCAACGTCTTTTGGTACCCGAAAGCCATGTACACGACTTTGCGTGTCGTCTTGTCCCAGATTTCCCAAATCTCGCCTTTCATCCAAGGGCCGTCCATGTCAGCGTCACGTGCGCTTTCATCGCCGCTGGTCATTTTCTGTTTCTTGAGCGGAATATTCTCTGCCGCGTGTTTGCTAAATCGCTCGGCTATCTCATCTTTGGTTAGGTAGTTTCTGAACGCTATCCATCGAACTTCCGTGAAGTTTCGCGCCCACGACCACAGAATGTCACCCCAATAGAAATAATCTATCGGTGCGTCTTCTGAGATTATTTCCTCACCGTTCGGGCCTTCTGTCGATTCTACTTCGTAGCGTACACGCCCTGTACCTAATCCACTTAATAATCTGTCTTGGAGCGTTGAGCGGAACACCGCGTCAATCTCACCGCCATTGTCGGCAACGTCGAGGTTCAAGAGCCGTTCCATCATGGTTGCAGCTACACGCCCCACGTCGTCATTAGGGTCGTTATAGCGACGGCTCACGTCTATCTTGGGTGTATTACCATAGAGCATTGAGGCAAGCGTGGACACGTTAGTATGAAACAGGTTTAAGTCGAAGCTATCAGCTTGCGGAGAATCTGCGCTA